TCCACTGGGAAGCCTACGCTCAGAAAACAGAACGCCAAGAGGAAATGTTTAAGCGAGTCTTTGGAGACGTTTTCAAGAATCAAAGTGAGTATATGAGCGACTGGTATAGCAAGCATGGTGAATTGCCAGTATTAAATGATGAAGAAACAGCCAAAAGATTTGAGGCTGCAATAGAACTTGTCTACCATGACGCTTTTGAGAGTGCGGTTTAATCAGAGAATGTTAATTTTACACTAGACATTTCTTCATCGTGTTTGATTTTATTAGTTTTGTTTAGTTCCCAAGCCTTTAACCAACGTTCATCAATATCGGGGTTATCTATCCAAATAAGTTCATAGCCTTCGGGAAAACACTTAGCATAATGGTCATGTTTCCAATCGCTAGTTAACCCCATATCGTGTTTAGAAAAAGAAACATTACTGGATAAGTGAGAAGCTAAACCTTCCCCATTCTCGGCAAGGGCGAATCCCATAACATCGCCTTCTCTAAAACCGCCAGGAAAACAGGTTAAATAAATTTTCATCTTCTCTACTCCTTAACATATTGCAATGCGTTGCAGAATCTATTTACGAAGAGGGTATCTAGTATCGCCTCTCCTAAAATCAGGGCAATCCCCTGAGATGATTTAACTAGAATACTCTCAGTTCGTAATTTAATTATAAATCTTTTATTCTAATTTGTCAATACCCTAAAGGGGATTTTTAAGGATTTATTTTAGGAGAATGAGATGTCAAAGCTAATAGGTAATAAGGTGGGTGAAGAAGTCTGTGAAGTTCTAGGCTTACCCTCTTATAATATCGCAAGTGTAGATATATTCCTTCACGCAGGGGAAATTGGAAGAATTGAAATAATCCGTTATCTTGATTCAACTGAAAAGAGGAGTTTGTTAAAAGTTCTAGATAAGTATGAAATCACAAAGGTAAAAGATGGCAGTTAAGCAGTTGGATTCTTACGCTCTAGACTGGATTAAACTTCGTTCTTTAACTCTAGCTAAGTCTATTAATAAGACTACACTAGAGGCTTTGAGAAACGAGTTAGCTTTAGGCTTTGAGGCGGGAGAATCTATCCATCAATTATCCAAGAGGATTGAGGGGTACTTTATTGATAATGCTAAGACTAGGGCAGAGATGGTGAGCAGGACTGAAACAATAGCAGCTTCTAATGAAGGTGCTTTACATAGATACGAGGTTGAAAATGTGGGCAAGTCGGAATTTTATCCTAGCCCTGACGCTTGTGAGCAATGTTTACCTTTGGCTGGTGAATATATTACCAAAGAAAGTCATGGTATGATTCCAGTTCACGTTAACTGTAGGTGCGTATGGCTTCCAGTAGTGTAACAATAAAATCATATAAGAAGGAACGTGAAAAAGAGATACTTGACGGACTCCAAAAAGGGCTAGAAAAAGTAGGGCTAATTGTAGAGCGTCAAGCCAAGATAAATGTCTCACAATCTACAGGACATCCTAAAGTCCAGACTGGCAGATTAAGAGCCTCGATTACTCACAATGTAAATCCTGGTGAAGTTGAAATAGGCACTAATGTCTACTACGGGAAGTATCTAGAGCATGGAACTGTAAATCATCCGCCCTATGCATGGCTCTATCCGGCAGTGGAGTACAGTAAATCACAAATTATAGAAGCCCTCAAAGGGCATGAATTTAGCATAGAATAACCCTCTTGGAGGTAACAATGCCTAATATTATTTATAAAACATTCAGAGTAGACGTTAAGGCCGTCAATGAAGAGACTGGCGAAGTTGATATGCTTATCCCTATGTCTACCGCTTCTATTGATAGGGATGGTGAATCAATTAACCCTATGGGGTGGAAGAAGTCTCTTCCTGCTTTTAAGAAACGCCCTGTGCTTTTATCTTCCCATGATTATCGTGACCTTAGAAAACAAATAGGTGAATTTACACAGATTAAAGTCAACACTGATGGCTTATTTGCCAAACCTAAATATTATATTAATGAGGGTAACGAAGAAGCAGACTGGGCTTTCAAATTAGCATCAAAGGGTGTAGCTGCTTATTCTGTAGGGTTTATTCCTATCAAGTGGACAGATGGTGACTGGACAGAAGAAGATGGTAAATCTACTAAGCCTCGTAGGACTTATGAGGAACAAGAACTATTAGAAATATCTCATGTAGTTGTCCCTAGTAACAGAGATGCGATACAGAGTTTAAGAGCTACTAATACTGACCCTGTAATAAAAGGTTTATTGGATGAAGTTGAAAAGGAATTACCTGAGCCTGAAATTATTGAAGATAAGATAACCAAGCCTGAAGAAACAGATGAATTTATCCGTATTCCTGTTAGGTCATGTGAAGTAACAGCCACAATAGACATCTCAAAGAAGGAAGGAATATCAGCTTTGTATTGTGGTAAGGAAAAACAAGTTAGAACTTATCTATTTAGAAAAGACAAAGGCTGGACACTCGCTAAAGCTAAAACTTGGGTTAAAGAGCATGAAGGAAAAACTGCCCATGAAATCTCACAAGAAGAAATCGTAGATGAGTTAGATTATCTTGATTCACTCTTAAAAGAAAATGGGGCAAATGATGAAGTAAAAAAGATATTGCAACGTGTTGCAGAATGTTACGCAACCCAGGATGCGACAATTCCTGTTGAGGATAATACAAAATCACTTAAATTACTAGACGAAATAATTAAAGAACAAATGGAGGCTAAATAAATGGAATTCAAAGAGGAACTCGAACAGACAATAAAACCCTTGACTGATAAGGTTAAGGAATTGGAGGGGAAGTTGGAGGAATACAAAGCTAAGGATATTACTCGCAAAGTACCTGGCGATGCTGAAGTTAAAGTCACTAAGGATGCAGGCGACCAGCCTTTTAAATCCCTCGGCGAGCAGCTTATGGCAGTTAAGGATACTGCTATATCTCAGGGCAGGGTTATGGATGCCAGGCTTAAAGCCCCTACTGGACTAAGTGAGGGTATCCCCGCTGACGGTGGTTTCCTGGTACAGACCGACTTCGCTTCTACTTTACTTGAAAAGACCTTTGCATCCAGCGATATATTGAGTAGGGTTTTTAAGATGCCTATTTCGGCTAACTCTAACTCGATTAAAATTCCTGCTGTTAGCGATGCTTCAAGGGCTGACGGTTCACGCTTCGGTGGCATACGAGCTTACTGGATGAATGAAGCTGGTTCTAAGACTGCTTCTGCGCCTACGTTCAAACAGGTTGCCCTTGAGCTAAAGAAACTTGTCGGCTATACGACTTGTACTGATGAACTTTTGGAAGATGCCCCTGCTCTTGAGTCGTGGATTATGCAGGCATTTGCTAAAGAGTTTGACTTCAAACTTGCTGATGCAATCATAAATGGTGACGGTGCTGGTAAACCCCTTGGTATTCTCAATGCCCCTTGTCTGGTGACGATTACGGCTGAGAGCGGGCAGGGTGCTTCTACTATTGTAGCTGAGAATATAATCAAGATGTGGGCGAGACGATTCGGGACTAACTACGTCTGGCTGATTAACCAGAATATCGAGCCTCAGCTTTATACGATGGCTCTGGCAGTAGGTACTGGTGGCGTTCCTGTTTATATGCCCGCTGGTGGATTAAGTGGCGCACCTTACGGGACACTGTTTGGGAAACCCGTTCTGCCTTGTGAACAGGCAGCTTCTCTTGGTACGGCTGGTGACATAATCCTTGCTGACCTTTCCCAGTATGTAATGATTAGCAAGGGGAATATGCAGTCGGCTTCTTCAATTCACGTCAACTTCCAGACCGACCAGACGGCTTTCAGGTTTGTTTATCGCTGCGATGGACAGCCGATGTGGGATACATATCTGACCCCATATAAGGGCAGCACTTCCTATCAATCGCCGTTTATCTGCCTTTCTGGGACAAGGACGTAAAGTAAAATAAGGGGAGTGGGATTATCCCACTCCCCATCTAAAGTAAATTATGGAGGATTAAAATAATGGGTAAAATGAATGTTGCACAGGATATACATATTGTGCCTATTGCTACCGAAGCTCAAATAACTTCTAATACGGTTGAGCCTCATATCAACATGAAGCTGTATGAAAAGGTAGAGTTTATCTATCATATGACAGCAGTTGCTCACGATAACTTCACTCTGACTGTTACCCAGTCTGCGGCTACGGCTGGGTCTACTTCAACCGCTATCGCTGCTAGGTATCGATTCACGGCTGCTGCGGGTACGGATACTATGGGCGATACTACTACTCTTGCTTCAACAGGACTGGCTATTACTACATCACACTCTACTCTAACCCTGATAGTTGATGTAGATTCCAGCGACTTGACCACAGAGAGTAAGCCCTATGTTGGATTGACTTTCACTGATTCTGGCTCTGGTGATATTACTGGAACCCTCATCGCTCTTTGCTGGCCGAAGTACCCGAAGGAAACCAACTCTGGTGCGTTAACCTAGGAGCCAAATGACGATTCAGAAACGAGATAAGAGGAAACGGCGGGTGTCAAAGCCCGCCGACTCCCCAACAGAAAAGTCTTTTACTACACCGCCTGTTGACACAATGGTAAGAACTGACATCTGTAAATGGTGTGGTCGTAAGATGTTAGATATCAGGTGTCAATGCGGGTATGTAAAACTACAAAATAAAGGGTAAACCATACCCTCCCATAGAGGTTAAGCTTCGTGCATGGAATAATTACAAGGGGTGAAACATGGCTTTTACATTAGTTGGTTCAAGGTGGTCTTCGGGCAGTTTAATCTTCTATAACAAGGCAACCGGAGCAACTGTCTTTGAGATTTCAGATTCAGGTGTTAGCGGGACTATCACTGATGCTGAGGCGTTTGCTGATTCTACAGCATTGTCATTTGGCGATGCAGATGATGTTAGTATTAATTGGACAGGTTCGATTCTTCAAATTAGCCCTGTAGCTAACGATACTGGTTCATTCAACATTGGGGATGGGTCAGCGGATATAGATGTCAAGATATTCTTAGGGGCTACAGGATATGCTTTGTTTGATGTTGGCAATGCAAGGTTTACACTTTCTGGTGTGGATATGGCTACTGATGCCCCTGTGGTAATAACTAATTCTACTGCAACATCTTCGACCTCCACTGGTGCGTTAATCGTAACTGGTGGTATTGCTACGGCTGCCGATATAACTTGTGGTGACGATTTGTTTATGTCTAGTGGCGGGGTTATCAACTTCAATGCTGGCAACTTGACTCTTACCCATAGCTCTGGGACATTAACTAACTCTGGTATTCTTGTCAATACTGGGGCAATCACTGCTTCGGCTGGTCTAACGGCTACGACTGGTGGGGTAACTGTCACTGCTGGGGGGCTTCTAGTCACGGCTGGCCGTATTCGTGAAGTCTTGACTCCTGCTGATGTTGACACACAAGACAATACTCTAACGGTTGCGCAGATAGTGGGCGGTATAGTAGTTCATACTTCAACTACGGGTGGAGGGACTGTTACTACTGATACAGCGGTAAATATAATTGCTGGTGCTGGTGGTGTAGGCGCATTAACTGCCAACGGTCAAACTATCGCCTGTTATTATATTAACGATGGAGACCAGACATTGACCTTAGCCGGTGGTAACGATGTAACCTTCGCTGATGTAGGACAAACAATAGCAGCCAATGAATCTGCGCTTGTACTATTCAGACGTGTTACTAGTTCAACTGTAACTGCTTATATCGTAGGAGCGTAAATGGAAATAACTAAAGAATACTTGGAACAGAAAATCCAAGAGTACAAGCAGACAGCAGAATTAATGAAAAACAATGCTAATGCTTGCATAGGTGCTATACAGGCTCTAGAGAACCTAATAAAAGAAATAGACAAGACTATCTAGGCATTAAGTGGTGGTGAAAACGAGAAATGGCGTAATCTCACAAACCATTGGCGAAAGTGGGGGTATTGTAGGTAGTACATCTCTTGCCCTATAACACGGGTGGAATTAGACACCTGCCACCACTAATAGGAAAGTAAATGGAAGATAAAATAATCAAGTGTAAAATATGTGGCAATGAGTTTACATGGAGTGAAGCCGAGCAGGAATTCTACTCTGACAGAAAACTCATTGAGCCTAAACGCTGTCCTAATTGTAGGACTAAAAGAAAATCAGATAAGGAAACAATCACTAGATTAGAACAAAGGATTAAAGAGTTAGAATCTAAAACCTAATGGAGGGATAAATGAAAGCTAGATACATTGATAACACAATAGTTTCCAAAGGTGCAAGCGCAGCAGGTTGGTTATTTGGGAATCCTGTTTTAATGGCAGGTGGTGCTGGTATAGCCTCTTGGGGAAAAGGAATACAGTCATTAAGCACACACCAGAAAGGCTCCGGTTGGGTTGCCGATTTATATGGCGGTGCGCAATCAGGGGATGACTGGGCTGCTTGTTATATTCCTGTAAACGAACTTCCTGTTACTCAATTAGACAATTTACAGTGGTCATGGTATCAAACCGCTACCGAGACTATGGGTTTAGGAGTGGTTATATGGGTACATGACCCTGATGACTTTGATAAAAGAGCCGAAATATCTCAATTAGCCAACATCTCAGGGCTGGATAAATCCGCAGGTTGGAACTCGCATGAGTTTGATTCTACCGCAGACCAGATGTTTTTCTATGGTGAAAACACTACAGGAACAGACTTAACGGCTGGTACTAATTATACATGGGATGAGTTTCAAGCAGACACTATATTTAGTGGTTGGTCTGTTTATAGAATTTCGTTTGACTGGGGTTGGGATGCTTCAGGGACTTATGAATCGGCTTATCTAGCAGAAGTTAAAATCAATGGGATGTATATTCCCATACGCCCTGATATATCCGAGCTAATACCTGGCAGTGGGAAAATGTATTCGGCTACATTAACTGGTGGTGCTAATGCAGCCGCCGCTTCATCTACGCCTCTTTTGTTGTCGAATGTCAATATACAAGTTACGGCTAACTCTGCATACATAGGTGACTCAGCTTCGCAACCCGTACCGCTAGGCGCAGCCCAAGATGCAATCAGCCGTTCATACGATTATCTTGACTTGTCTACTTTGTACTATAAAAATTTAAGTGGCACCGCTACCATTGTTGTTGATGGTGTGAGATTATAGGAGGCGTTATGGAGAATTTATCCGATATACAAGTATCATTAATACTATTTGCATCTGTACTATTTGGGGGTATGGGGAATGTTATTTATGGGTGGTTAAATTCTGGTGAACCATTTATACTCCGCAAGTTTATGACCACCACATTGATGACATTCTTCTCCGCATTAGCATTTGGTGAAGTCATAATGGGTATGGATATAATGTTTACCCCTAATAGTCTTTTACTTACTGCTGCCGTACTTGCTGGCCTTTCGTTTCTAGGTATGGACAAAGCAAAGGATGGCATAATCGGATTAAAGAATGGTATTAAAGGGAAATAACTGGAGGTTAGTAGCATGAAAAAGTTTTCTATATTATTTCTAATACTTATTGTGGCACTTATAATTGCTATTTTACCTCCATCTTATGTGCCTCCCGTAAATGCAGCTTCAGTCGGAGTTAGAGGCTTACCTAGTGGCGCAACTGGCGAAATATTGTACTATACAGGTTCTGTTTGGGATGGACTTGCTCCTGGCACTGCTGGATATATATTGACAACTAATGGTACGTCACAATTACCTTATTGGAGTTCTGCGGGAACGGTTAACTCAACTACGGTAGCTGCTGCTGGTGCTGTCATGGAAGCTGATACGTCAACAGCTTCAATGTCCTTTGTGATTGATGAGGATACAATGGTATCAGATTTAGCAACCAAAGTCCCTACACAGCAATCCGTCAAGTCCTATGTTGATACCTATGCAACTAATAATCATGGTACTCCGACATCCCTGACTAACCTATCATATTCTGCTGCAAGCGAATTGGTTACTTGTACTGCCAATGGCACTTTAGCGCGTTCTCAGTGTATTTATATAGCTTCAAATAGTACGGTAGCCTATGCAGATGCTTCAGCTAATGCTACTGCACATCCAATGGGTTTAACTGTTTCAACTGGTGCGGCAAGCGGCTCTGTTACAGTCCTATTACGTGGTTTTTATTGTGATACGGCATGGAATTGGGCACCTGGTGACAGACTGTATTTAAGCACAACTACGGGGAATGTGACTAATACCGCACCCAGTTCATCCGGTGAATTTGTTGTATCCGTAGGCAGGGCATATACAGCCGATGTTGGCTACTTTTTCTTTGATGATACTGATATTGAATTGGAGTAATCCATGTTAAAAGAAGCGGGTAAAATACTCCTATCTTATCTCTTTATTGCTGTTATCATTTTTCTATCGTTATTCCCGGGAATCAGCATTTCAATAGAGAAACAACATGGTATCTACCTGCCTGTTGTGACTCTACACTCCAATGCCGTTTATGCAGATACGACTGGTAATCTTTCCATAGCTGCTGGTGCTGATGATGGCTATGCCAATGGTGATGAGTCCGGCACATACGGCACAACTACCACTATTACCATTAGACCAAATGCCACTGAAGCCAATGCCAGAGACGGCTTCTTAAGGTGGGAGGATGCCGCTCTCCAACAACTCAATGGGGCTACCATAGATGCGGCTACTATTGGCGTTTATATCAACGATACCAACAACGACATGAATTGTAACATCTACGGAGATGCTAGAGATAACGCACCTAATTTTACTACCTCTGCCACAGTAAGAAGTCGCCCACGTACCGTTGCAAGTGTGACATGGAGCAGTAATAATTCAGGCTCTGGTTACTGGTTGACCAGTCCTGATATAAAGACTATCGTACAGGAAGAAGCTGATGCTGGTAATTTTACCTCTGGCGTATTCGCAGTAATGCTTATAGCTTTTAGAGCCACGGCAAATGAGGCAAGATTCTCCGCTTATGAAATGACTGATAATATGTGTATGCTAAGCATCACGTACACAGTTTCAGCCAGTGCTCCTACTATGACAACAAATGAAGCCACCAATATTCATTCTATCAATGCTACTCTGAATGGTAGGGTAACTGCCGCTGGCGGGGATAACCCCGATTGCTGGTTCTATTGGGATACCTCTGATAAGGGAGAGGTTGAAGGTGACTGGACGAATAACGTCACCATGGGAGAGCAGTCTGGTTCATTCTCAACCAATATCACAGGATTAACCGACTGTACGACATATGTTTATCGTGTCAAGGGAACGAATGTCACAGGTACGGATTGGGGCGAAGCTCAAAGTTTTGTGGCCAAAGACATTTATTCGTTCCATATTGATTCATGTAATCTCGATACCTTAAAGGCATTAAAGACAGAATCAACCCATAGTGCATTATGGTCTGAACTTGCTGGATGGGGCGGTCTCCATTACAACGATATACCTCCGACTCAGTCAGCGGTAAGTGCCGACTTTAAGGCAAACGCCGAGGACATATATGAGCATATAGAGAAGTTTATCTTCCTCTATCTTATGACGGATAATACATCTTACGCAGATTCGGCTGTCACATGGATGATGAATGTGACAGACAACTGGACAGGCTGGTTCCCTGGTGATGAGGCAGACCCGCAACACTTTCGCTCTCTAGCCGCTGGGCTGTCAGACGGCTACCTCTGTTTTGGTGATTACATGGGTTCAGCCAATAAAACCAAGTTGTTTAATAATCTGGCAACTTATTCTTACCCTACATACGTTGATTACATTGGTGACGGACCACCGATAACCTGGCCAGCTAAAAACTCAGCTATTGTTGAAGTACTTGGCTCGGTGTCTCTGGCTCTTGGTGCTGACTCTGAAAACTCCACCGATTACATGACGCTGGTCTTACAATGTATCGGTGAAGCAATTGCTTATGGTGGAGGTAGTGACGGGGGATGGACTGAAGGCCCGTCTTACGGTATTATCTCAGGTGTCTTTACCAGACTATTCGTATTCCTTGATGCCTACGAACGTATCGAGGGAGTGGATATGTTCGATGACTACGAGGGATTTCTTTCAAATCTCCCTTATTACTTCCTGTATCTGACGCAACCAGACGACCACTATTTAGGTAGAGTGCCAATTCAGATAGAAGATACCACGGGGAGACAGACCCTCTTTAATCAATTCGATACTGCTCTCTCATGGTTGTATAAATCTGCCAATGAGTATATTGATAACAATACTCAATACATGGCAGAGCAGTGGGCTTCCAACAACACCACCCTTGACTATATCTGGAAGTCGTCTACCATAACTGCCAATGCTACGACCAGTTTGCCTCTTTATAGGGTATTTAACAGTACGGGTTATGCTGTATTCAAAGCAGGTTGGGGGGATGATGATACAACCATAGTCTTTAAATCTGGCCAGTCCAGCTATCATGCTGTACCAGACCAGAATACTTACATGGTCTATCAATATGGCAGACCGCTAACAGCGGGTATTGGCTATACCGTAGGCTCTGAGGAATACAGAACGTCCTTGTTTGACAACTGTATCAGTGCCGGATATTTCCTTGGCGGTGACGGTAATCTTTACGGCAGAGGGCAAGACCAGGGGCCGGAGAATGGCAATCTTGATTGGGGCGTTGGTGGGAATATAACCAGTAGCAATTTCACCACGGTCTACTTCCACGTTGAAGGTGATGCCTCCGATGTCTACACCGCCGAAACTACCGCAGAGACAGGCGATTGGCCTACTTCCACAGGCAATATCACTACACATCTTAGACACCTTGTATACCTGCCTGACCTTGACATACTGGTTGTGTATGATTATGTTGTCTCCCCAATAGAACAACAGATTAACTGGTGCTTTGCTAACCGTGACCTGTATAACGAGGATAGTACAGACAATCCGCCAGCTCTTGAATGGAATAGTAATGTCCTCACTAATATCCTTGATGGTGATGCTAATGTAGCTGTGGAACGCCGGATGGAAATAAAACTATTAGAGCCTGAAACCTTTACCACCTATTCAGCTAATGTCACGCCCACTAATAACAATCAAGAGTTCAGGCGTACTATTGCTTATCCATCCGATAATGGTACTACTCAGAACTTCCTGGCAGTCGAGGCCATGAATGACAGCCTTAGTACTGGAAGCGTCAATGCGACCCGAATCAGCCAGAATAATCTGATAGGCACGAAGATAAACGATGCCAGCTATACGTGGCTGGTGCTTTTCTCGACTGACAATGCTTCAGTAAGTGAAACGCTTGACCTTGGTGCAGAGTACCAGGCGGCGGATGGTGAAACATACTCAATTACTGGCGATACTATCCAGATAGATTTTAGTAGTGGCTATCAGGTAATCAAATTGGAAGCTGGTGCTGAAAGCGGATGGTCTGCTGGTAAGGTTTATGGTAAAACGACCATGGATAAGATATATGGAATATTAAAATCTGCAATCTCTAAAATTATGGGTAAGTAGGATGAAGATGGATGAAAAGCCCCCGAGTAGTGTACGCCAGTCTACTTCAATTAGAGTACGTTCTAGCCTTAATAACAGGTGTACTCTTAGGTGCAGAGAAATGGCTTTTATTCAGCGTTTGTCTAATCCTAACTTGTCTGCTAGGTTTAGGAACGACTTGGTTATATTGGAAACTATTTGACAGAGGCTTACATGGAACAAACTGAGGAATTTGAATCCTGGTTATTCCGTTTAATCCATGACGCTAAAATGTCCCTGGGAATGAAGGACAGTACCATAGCGTATATACTTTTACGTGAAGGTATTAATTATTATCTAAAGGATATTGTAAACGATGAGCTACGAGCAGCTAAAGAACATAATTGATTTTAATAAAGAGCAAGCAGAACTTCACCCACAAGATGAGGACTTAGAGAATAATCTTTGCCCTTATGATGCTTGGGAGTTGGATATAAACTCTAAAGGGGAACGCAGTTGCCCGATATGTGGGCGAATTTGGAGAATATAAATGTTTGGAAGTTATGCATCAATCGCTGACATAAAAAGTGTACTTGGTATCACCGCCACAACGGATGATACGATAATCCGCAAGATAGCGGAAGCCGCATCACGTTCCATTGACCAGTACACAAATAGAACGTTTGTAACCAGCACAGCAACCAAGTATTTTAATGGTGCTAATGTATTATGGATTCCAGACCTCTTATCTATTACTACCTTAAAGACAGATGAGGACGGGGATGGCACTTATGAGAACACCTACCAAGTAGCAACTGAGCCTATTGATTATTATCTTTATGGGGTAGGCTTAGAAGATACCTTAAATACATATCCTAAAATAAGAATAGAGACTAGCGTTAATGGAGACTACGGCGGCTTTGCCACGGGTTGCGAACATGGTGTCCAGATTGCTGGAGTATGGGGATACGGAGATGGTATATCAGCTTCACCCTATATAGCAGACACTACAACTAACGAGGCACTAGACACTAGCGAAACAGGGGTAGATGTAACCTTAGCAACTAACCTATCAGCCGGTCAACTTATCCTGGTAGAATCAGAGCAGATGTATATTTACTCTGTAGCTTCTACAACCTTAACGGTAGAACGTGGGGTAAATGGCACTACGGCAGCTACACATGATACAGCCAAGACTATTTACATCTATCAATACCCTTCAGATATAAGACAAGCGTGTATAGATTTAAGCGTAGCTCTATATCAGAATAGAAGTAAGCAAGGATTACAGAGTGAGCGTATCGGCGATTACAATTATGTAGTTATGGGAACTTCACTTGGTAAGAGTATGGTTGACTCTATCTTGGGAAATATTCACAGTTATAAGAGGATGAGGTTCTAGCGTTATAATATGCCTTGCTTATTCATTTAATTCACACTCCAATTCATAATGTTCTGACTCTTTACTTAATGGACAATCAACGCTTTCGGGGTTAATAGGTCTACCTAATTTGATACACTCAAAAGAATAAAAGCCATTCCCCAAATTGTGTATCAAGCAATTACCACAACTGTAACAATTATGGAATTTATACTGGCTTGTTGGCATATAAACTCCCGTCTGGTTTAATCCATATTGAAACCTGCCCATAATATAGATGCCCTAGTTTGTTTGATAAGCTACGTTCCATAGAGTTTGCTTGCCAGTTAGCCATAGATAAACGCTCTTGTACGGGTAAAGATTCAAAGTATTTAACAGCTTCTTGTTTCGATTTATTTATATTTATTGTTTTCATACTTTAATATTAGCACACTCTAATCCATTTGTCAAGTCTTTTTAAGGAAATATTTTAATGCCAATATCTAATGGACTTTTAATTGAAACCTTTTACCCGCAAACCTTAACCGAGACTTCGGATAATCAAGGTGGAGTTACCTCTGCCTACACTGACGGCACAGCCTTCAGGGGCAGGCTTTCCAGTTTACCAGTAGCTGAAAGAATGAGTGCGGATAAACTCACCGTGTACGCCTCACATAAGCTGTTTTGTGATTACCAATCTTTAACTGAAGCACAACGGATTAGAAACTCAGATAGCACTCGTTATTTTACCATAAAAGGAATCGTGAATCCTAGTAATTCTAATCACCACATTGAGATTACA